ATGTAGAACGTGCGCTCACAGCAATTGATCCACGCAGAGGTGTATGGGAAGCAACTATCACAGAAAGTGATATACTTAACCTAGATTCAAAGTTTTACAGTTATGGACTTAAGGTCACCAATCCAGAAGGCAGAACAGCACCAGCATATGCAGATGACAACTACAGTGCAAACGGTGTATTAGAAATTGATGAAGGTGTTTATCCTCCATTCACAGCAAGCACTGTAGAAGATTTTGCTAGTGGTGACACAGGTAGCACTATTTCTATTGCACCTTATGTAAATCGCAACACAGCACAACACACTGCACAGGTTTATTTTAGCAGTGCGTTCACAGGCACCCTGGAGATACAGGGCTCAATTAATCCAAGTAATAGTATTCAAAACGCTGATTTTACAACTATCTCAACCACAAACTATACTGCACAAACTGCTAACGCTTACATTAATTTTACAGGCGTATACAGTGCAGTGCGTTTTAAGCGTACAACTACCTCAGGAACATTGAGTCAAGTATTATATAGACCGTGAAGTTAGTAGGGTTTGGCTGTAGTTTTACCTATGGCAGTGAACTACAATCGTCAGACATAGATCCTGCAGATCACTGGGCAAACACTCGATATAGAGAAAGCAACTGTTGGTTAGGGCAACTAGCAAAACTATTAGATACAACCTGGGACAATCGTGCAGAACCTGCTAATAGTAACTTTGCTATTGCACAGCAAGTAGCAGACTATTTTATCAAAACAAGAAATCCTGATGAAAAGCTAGTTGTGTGTGTTGGTTGGACAGAACGGACTCGTATGAGCTGGTATGATGATCATTGGACACATAATGGTTTTCAAGAAGAAGCGTGGAACCGCAGTAAACGTGAATGGGTACTAAACAGTAACAGCGCAAGTCATGATATGTTTACTGATAATGCTAAACTTATAGTCAATAGTATATGCAAAACACATGATGTACCAATATTGCAATTTAATGCAATTGGTACACATAAATCCACAACATATCCTAATTATTTTATAGATGGCGCAAGTATGGACAGCATGCTTAAACGTGCAGCACAGGAAGATAGTCGCTTGGATTTGTTTGCAAGTGGTGGTCATCCCACCGAACTAGGGCATGAATATTTTACAATTAGGTTGCATGATTTTGCAAAAGAACGTATAATATAAAAGTTATGAATAGTATCCAACAAGCAGTAATTGATGCCTTACCAGGCAAGCAAAAGCGTACCACTAACGGGTGGATTTCGTTTAATGCCGTATGCTGTCATCACAATGGTGAGAGCATGGACAAGCGTAGCAGAGGCGGAGTTATTGCAAATGGCGAAGCAATAAGTTATCACTGCTTTAACTGTAACTTTAAAACAGGATGGCAACCAGGTAGGCACATTAGTTTTAAAATGCGCAAACTGTTGTCTTGGTTAGGTGTGGATGAAAATACTCGCAGCATGCTAAACATTGAAGCACTGCGTATCAAAGACACAGTGGTAATAGAACAAGAACTTGACGAAGAGTTTTCTATAGAGTTTAAACCTCGTCCACTACCAGACAATGTTGTTACACTTGATCGTGCGCCACAAGCAGTACAAGACTATGTAGCACAACGAGGACTAGACAGTACAAGACTGTTATACAGTAACACAAAGCCTGCAGGTATGTGGAAGCGTTTTATTATTCCTTGCACATATGAAAACAAACTTATTGGATACACTGCAAGATCAACTGATGAGAACAGCAAGCCCAAGTACCACAACAGTTATGACACAGGGTATGTATACGGCATGGATGATCAGTTACCCAATGCAAAGTTTGTGATTGTAACAGAAGGCATACTGGACGCAATGTGTATTGGTGGTGTTGGGATACTAAGTAACAACGCTAGTGAGACACAAGCAGAAATTATTGACACACTTGCTAGAGAAGTCGTACTAGTACCAGACAGAGATAGTGCAGGACAAAAACTAATTGACGATGCATTAGATTATGGATGGAGTGTTAGTTTTCCTGAATGGGAAAGTGATGTTAAAGACATTAATGATGCAGTTGTAAGATACGGCAAACTGTTTACACTAAAGAGCATCATTGATGCGAAGCAAACAATGAGTTTAAAAATTAATTTAATGAGGAAAAAATGGTAGGTATAGGATTTTGCGGATGTAGTCTAACAGAAGGAGTTCCTTTTGTTGAACTTAATAACTGTTATTCAACTCTAGTCAACGATCATTTTAACCCTAGTCTGTTTTTAAACTACGCTAAAGGCGGCAGCGGAAATAGAGATATTTTTTTGCAGGCACTGCAAATGATCTTAACAGATGTCGATTATATATTTGTACAGTGGAGTTTACCTGGACGGCAAAAATGGAAATACGGCTGGGATAGAACAGTCACAACATCAATGTCTGAATATATTAATCCATTAAAAAATGTTCTGTCAGATACCAAATTTGAAAATTTTGTAGACGTTTTTAAAATAATTGACAATGACTACAATCAGTATACTGAGTTGAATACACAAATAGGCATTATTAATGATATTTGCAAAAAGTCGAATAAAAACGTATACTATATAAATGGAGGGATGTATGTAGATCCTATGTTTTTAAATGAAACAGAAATATCCAATATCTATGAACAATTATTACCTTATTCCTTGGAGATACTTGATATAGACAACTTGCCCGATAGCGACATAGAAAAATCAATAAAGGAAATAAGAAAAATGTTGTCAGTTATTGATAAAAAACAATGGGTAGACATCGAACAAATGGCACACATTGATAAAGGCAATGATGGAATACATCCTGGCCCAGAAAGTAATATGTTACTAGCAAACAAAATAATTAAATTTTTAGAAAATAAAATCAAATGAGTAAAGAATATACAGCAGACTTACAAAAACTGTTTCTAGAAATGATGTTGCATGATGCACAGAACTTTGTGCGTGTGCAAAACATCTATAACGTGGATAACTTTGATCGTAGTTTACATGATACTGCAGTGTTTATTAAGCAGCACAGTGATGATCATGGAGCCTTGCCTACACACGAACAGATTCGGGCAGTAACAGGCGTTGAACTAAAGCCTGTTCCAGAGATTACAGAAAGTCACAATGATTGGTTCCTCGCAGAGTTTGAAGGATTCACCAAGCGGCAGGAACTAGAAAGAGCCATTCTCAAGAGTGCAGATTTACTTGAGAAGGGCGAATATGAGCCAGTTGAAAAGATCATCAAAGATGCAGTGCAGATCAGTCTTACAAAAGACATGGGCACAAACTACTTTGAGGATCCTAGAGCAAGACTTATGGCTCTCAAGGACAATAACGGACAGATCAGCACAGGCTGGCCCGCTATGGATCGTAAACTGTTTGGCGGCATGAACAAAGGTGAACTCAATATTTTTGCAGGTGGATCAGGATCAGGTAAGAGTTTGTTTATGCAGAACCTAGCAGTCAACTGGGTAACACAAGGACTAAATGGTGTGTATTTGAGTTTGGAACTTAGTGAAGGACTCAGTGCTATGCGTATTGACAGTATGCTCACTAACGTAAGTACTAAAGAAGTGTTCAAAGACTTGGATACTGTTGAGATGAAAGTTAAGATGGTGGGCAAGAAAGCAGGTAACTTGCAGATCAAATACATGCCAGCACAAAGCAATGTAAATGATATCCGTGCATACCTAAAAGAACTGCAGATTAAAAATGGCTGGCGTGTGGACTTCTTGCTTATTGACTACTTGGATTTGCTTATGCCAGTAAGTGCTAAAGTAAGCCCAAGTGATTTGTTTGTTAAGGACAAGTATGTTAGTGAAGAACTGCGTAACTTGGCTAAAGAACTTAACTGTGTGTTTGTAACAGCAAGTCAGCTGAACAGAGGTGCAGTGGACGAAATTGAATTCGATCACAGTCATATCTCAGGCGGACTAAGTAAGATTAACACAGCGGATAATGTGTTTGGTATCTTTACAAGTCGCGCCATGCGTGAGCGTGGACGCTATCAGATACAGTTAATGAAAACTAGAAGTAGTAGTGGCGTTGGTCAGAAGATTGATCTAGGCTTTAACTTGGAAAGTCTGCGTATTACAGACTTAGGAGAAGACGAAGATGCACCTCAACAAACCACAGGCAGTAATATTATGAATCGTATTAAGAGCAACGGAGTTGTAGAAGCAAGTGACAATGTTAGTACGCCAACTGCTAGTGTGCAGAGCAGCAAACTTAAAGACATGTTAGCGGGATTAAAAAGTGAGTAAATGCCCAGACATAAATCATGGACTGTATGTTGAAAAAATAACTGATACTAGTGTTCGATTGGGTATGTGTTGCATAAGCAAATTAACTGGCCCAGTTGAAACTATAGATCATTATGATCCGGAACTACAAGAAATAAGAAAAAACTATGACAGTTGTAAAAATTGTTGGCGTGTTGAAGATAGAGGCGGATACAGTAGACGCCATGGAGTTATTGATTGGTATAAAGATAGAAACATAACCGATCAACAAGGAATTGTCACTTTAGCCTACAATACACAGAATGTGTGTAATCTAGCATGCATTAGTTGTGGCCCTGTTTATAGTAGTAAGTGGGTACAAGAGAATCAATATCATAAATTTCCAGACAACACAAAAAAATTCAAAACGCATAAAAATTCTTTAGTCAACAATGCAGACTTAACAAATATTCGAAAAATCTATTTTAATGGTGGCGAACCTTTTCTTAGTAATGATCATAAAAATATTTTAAAACAAGTAACAGATCTAAGTAAAGTTGATGTAGCATATAATACAAACGGAACGCAATATCCCGACGATGAAATTATAGACATTTGGAGTCAGTGCCGAAATGTACAATTATATTTTAGCATAGATGCAGTTGATAAAGCATTTGAATTTATACGCTGGCCCGCTGATTGGAAACAAGTTAGCGAAAACATTATTAAAATTCGAGAACAGATTCCACATTTAATGTTTGCAATAACTTACACATGCGGAATACACAATTTACTATACTTGGATGACACACTTAATTGGTATGAAAAATATCTAGCAACTAACTGGTTAGGCGATTCTAGTAGTTTTAATTTTCAACTTGCCGACCCGATAGCATATGGCGGAGAGTTGTTGGCGTTAACACATGCAAGCGATGAACTAGTGCAACATGCAATGGATCAGTTTAAAACAGTAAAAAAATACAGTTTTTACAGTAGTCTGGTTGAAGCTCTTAAAAATACTAAACCTAACAACCAATGGAGCAGATATCTTGACGCACTAAGTTTGCGCAGGAATACAGATTGGCGACACAGTCTTGCAAGGTTAGCAGCATATGAATGATATCGAACCAACATTTTGCGTACAACCATGGTTAGGTAAAGTGATCACTCTTAAAGATATATTAGCGGGGTTAAAAAGTGAATAAAAAAGTTTTAGTGATAGGGAATAACACTGAAGATACTAATATAAGAACGGAAAATCTTGCAAGGCGGTCTGGCAGTAGAAATCTTGGGTTGTTGGAAGAAGGTGCTGACTCAGCTGAATCTGGATTTTATCATTCAAGTCTTGCCGATGCTTCAAGTGGTTATCTAATAGATACAGCGAAAAATTTTGATGAAGTAATACTATTGGATCAACCAATGGAAGAGTGGACTAGTCAAAAAATACTTCTATCTACATTAAAAATGTTTCAGGAATTTGAACGTAATAGTAACTTCTGGGGGTTAAGCGTAAAATACAAAGACAACCATAATGTTAAAGTGTACAATGACTGGATGCAATTCTTTAAAACAAATAAAAGTTTTTGTATATATCCTTGGATTGTTTATAACGATGATGGGTATAAAGGGAAACTGTGTGCAAGAAGCAATGTAAAGATGAATGATATAGGATCACTAGATAACTGGCAAACAGATCCAGGATATGTTGATCTTAGACAGAAAATGTTGAAAGGTAAACGTATACCTGAAACCTGTAGTAACTGTTACGAGTATGAAGATAAGGGAATGGATAGTTATAGAGTTCATGATAGTATGGATTATATTGCAGAATTAGGAATTAAGTCAATTAGTGATTTAGATAAAATTGACAATCCATACTATTATGAAATACGCAGCAGTAATAAGTGTAATTTGATGTGCCGCATGTGCAAGCCTCAATTTAGCCATTTGCTGAAAAGAGAATTTAATCAGAATCCAGAATTGTACAATGACTACCAAGTTTGGAAAGACAGTTACAAATATAGTGATATTATTAATACTATCAACATACCAAGTTTAACACCCAAACATACTGTTTATTTGACTGGTGGTGAACCAACGGTAATGAAAGAAACGTACAGTTTTATGCGCAATTGTATAGATGCTGGTAATACGGACTTTTTACTTACTATTAATACTAATGCAAACTTTATTAGTGATGCTTTTTGGGAGTTGGGAGATCATTTTACTCAATTGCATTTTAGTGTAAGTGTGGATGCTTTTGGAATTGTAAACGATTATATTAGATGGCGCAGTAGTTGGGACAATATTATTGAAAATTGTGAAAAAATAAAATCTAAAGGACATAAGTTCACTTGGAATCATGTACCTACAGTGTGGGGCATACATCGTACTCATGAATTTTTTGAATTTGCAAGTAAAAACTTTCCAGAGGAACTTCTTTATCTTCAGTACAATTATGTAGATGTACACAGTGCATTTATAAGTCCAATGATTGAAGAAGTTAAAGAAAGTTTACGCCGCACAAAAGAAACCAAATTGTATTACAGTGATGGTAAAGATTGTAAATCAGGTATTGATGGTATGTTGTCACATTATGAAACATATACTCCTGAGCCCGAAAAAGTAGAAAAGTTTTTTAAATGGAATGATATTATGGATTCAGCCAGGAATATAAAACTTAAAGATTATATTCCTGACTTGGACGCTTATCGTCCTTATTAATTCTTAGCAATCTTTGCTTCGTATAAATCCATGCTGTGATCTCTTCCGCCATCAAAGAACTCTAGTTTGCTCCAAGCACGGATACGTCCACGCCATCCATCTTTGATAATCTGCCATGGTGTCATCTTACGAATATAACCATAGTAGTTGATGTAGTGTAGTTCGCCTCTGTGACGGAAGCCCATGACGGCAAGTGGCACACGAGGTACAATGTCATTGTTGTTTACATATCTGTGATGTTCAAACGTACATTTAGTAGCCCAAATCTTACCGCCTACACGAGGTTGACCATATGTATAACAAGCAACAACACGATCCTGCAAACGACTTGCTGCTAGTGCTGCCATTGCACCACCTAGGCTGTGTCCACAAATGTAAAGTGCTTTTTTCTTACGAGCAGGTGTATTAATGTATGCTTCCACTTGCTCCCAGATACGATTTAGGTATTCATAAAAACCAGCATGTACCATGCCCCAAGTTTTACTCTTACGCTTCCACGCTTTTAGATCTGCTTTGATATCTGAAAATTCTTTAGGTTCTGTGCCTCTAAATGCAAGCACAACACGCTCACTGTTTTCCACAATCAAACACTCTGCACCTTTGTGATCTACTAATACACTTTTTGTATATCCAAGTTCATGTACTGCAGGCTTGCTCTCTTTTTGTGTTAGATAGGCTACTTTAGCCAGAGTTGCGAAGTGCAACCCAGGGTTTTCTATAGTTGACATTGTTCCTCCTCCAAGTTACAATATTGTAATGTTGTATTTAACCGATAAATACTAAAAACGATAGGATAAAAACCATGCGTAAACAGACCCGTAGTATACTACACGAACTAAACAGCATGATTGTTGAACGA